CTTAAACATACCATCAAAGTCTTTATCTGTAAAGACATCTTCTATCTCAGTCTTGAACGTATAAGATAATGATTGAAGACGCTTCTTCCACTCGGTGTAATTCTGCTCTCCGTTTCTGACGATTTCGCCAATCCACAAAGACTGAGGATCATCACAACTAACAAAATTAGACACGAAGAATTCAACAACTTGACTATCATCTTTTTGTCTACTCAACTTTTCAAAAAAGAACCGATCACGTCTCTTATAGAAAGATTGTAGAGATGCTCTAGACTTACCACCATAACGATGGTAGTCGTAGTTAGATTTTGTAAAGTGATTTTTCAATCCAAGGTATGCCTTGTATGTATCAAAGGGTGTCACTTTAGGTATCATATAGGAAGTTTGGCATGAGATGTTTTCTTGAGAAGATTCAATTGCATTGCCTCTGCTTTCAATCTCTCTTTAAGAGGTTTCGAAATCAGTTTAGGAATAGATTCAATATCTAGACTATTTTTTTCACAAAAATATACAATTGCATCAACGTATTTCATTCCATTACCGTTTTTGACAATGGCTTCAATCTCTTCTGCAAAAGTTCGACTACTATAGAATTTCTTTTCTATAATTTTATCGACACTTAGTTCTTCAGGACTTTGCATATTCTCTGAGTTTAGATTCCACAAATTCGTGGATGTACTGGATAAGTAACTTAATATACTTGGACTTATCGTATTCTTCATAGACTTCTACCTCCCCATTTTCACAGGTCATAATGATTACAAATTTTTTAACGATGAGACCCTTCATCTCATACAACATACAAGCATATGCTGCACACTGGACAAAGTAGTCTTCAATCCATTCTCTTTTCTTGGGTTTGGCTGATGTCTTGAAGTCAATAACAGACAACTCACCATCAAACTCAGCGATACAGTCAACAGAACCGGCGATACCAAGTTCAGTACTATACAATGCAGTCTCTTGACATAAGATATTATCAATTCTATTCAAGTCAGGTTTGGCCTGTTTGAATAGGTACTGAGATAAAGGAAGAACATCGGAGAAAGTATCTGAGTTGTTCAGATACTCCTCAATCAATGTGTGTGCATCAGTACCACGATGGGTAGCCTTACGAGTAATGTTGTTGGCTTCTTGTTCACCAACCTTTGCTCTCCACTTTTTGAACTTGTCCTTATTTCTCCAACTAATCACCGAAGTGATAGATGGCATCCGTACAAGTTCTTCAGTTCCAAATACTTTATAGTAACGAACTCCGTCAATACTCTCTCGTTCAATAGGAACGAAAGGAACATCCTGATGATTAAACATTACATACCAAGTTCAAGTTTAGCAATGATGTACTCCTTCACAAGACCACTTCTGCAGATATCCTCTGCGTTAAACTCAATTGTATCAAAGGATGGCATGTTCGTCAAGATTCTCATGAAGTCTGCGATACCATTCCGTTCGTTCTGTTTGGTAAGGTCAGACTGAGTTGCATCACCACAGAACATAATCTTCGAGTGCTCACCAATACGGGTAATCATCGAGTCCAATTCATGGAAGTTCAGGTTCTGAAACTCGTCAACAATTACAATCACATTATCTAGTGTTGTACCACGAATGAATGAGGTAGACCAGAAAGAGATAGTACCTTGTGCCTTGAGATTGTTATACAACATCTCGAACGAAGCATCATCAGGCATCTCGAACATGTACTTCACCATATTCTTATATGGTATCTGATACAGAGATGACTTATCCTCATGGTCACCGGGAAGGAAACCAATCTCTCTGGTAGGTACAAGGGACCTAACGATGTAGATTTTATCGTAGGGTGTCCTAGGGTCTAGGACTTCCAGAAGGGCGTTGTAGAGGGAGATAAAGGTCTTACCTGTACCAGCACAACCGTATGCAACAAGGTTCTGTTGACTCTTATACTTCTCAAAGAACAGTTCTTGATTTGCGGTAATTGGTTCTACCTTCTTGATGTAATCAAGATTGATAGGTTTCTTCCTCTGCATTGTCTTGTTACTCATACCAAATTGTATGGGATTGGTATTACCAATACCTGCTTTCTTTTTTACTGCCATATGATGTTAATCGTAATGTTTTAGGGTACTACCTGGTTGTTGCTTAGCCTTGGTCATTACATCCTTCCATCCAGGATGTTTGGTATAAATCTTACTCAAGGGATCACCCATTTCAATACCTAAACATGGGGCATTGTCTGGAGTGTAATACCTAGACCAGTCTGGATTATCCTCACACCACTGACTCCAGTCATGAACACTCATCTTTATTTCTTTAGTCTCACCAGTGTCTTTATGTTTTATTGGATATGTGGCCAAAACTTCACCTCCATTATGTTTGTGTTGATATTTATTACCACTCCAGAGCTTCTGAAATGATAGGGAATTGTTCTTTGAAAATTTCTTTACATGAATTTGCAATATCCATGTGTTCTTTTTGTGTACCGTGTGCAGAACGAAGTTCGATGTAGTGAATCCAGCTCCGCAAACTGCCACTCATGTACATTCTAGTTGGCGTTGCAAGTGGCAATACAAAACGAGCACATTCCTTTGCGACACCTGCATCTAACATCTGAGCATAAAGATTAGATGCAGAACTGAATAGAGTGATCATCTGACGGTTGAGTTTATCAATCAACTCAGGGTCAAGGTCATCAGTACTATTCTGACGGTTCTTATCATCCTGACGACGAAGTTCAGGAAGTTCAATCTCAGAGTTCAGAAGATTAGTACTTGCATACCTTTGTGAAAATTCTTGAAAAGTGAAACTACGATGACGCAATACTTGAGCTGCAATACCTCTCGTAGTCTCAATCTCCATAGACATAAATGCCTGTTCAAAGATAGACCAGTGTTGATGTTTGATACAGTATGCCAATAGCCCTGCAAACTTTTCACTATCCTGATTGTTTGGATTACTTACACGAGCACAATATGCTATATGCTGTTCTGCGTCAGGTGTTACTGAGATTAGTTTGGCTTGATTCATCTTTGGGTTTAGACTTTAGTTGTTTACGTTCTTGTTTAACTCTTTCGACATAGAGTCTTTCACCTTCGCTAAAAAGTTCAGGATGTTTTAGGATGTACTTGATTGCCTTTTTTGTTTTCATGGTTGAAATATGTATTGAAATAGGAAACTATTCCATTACTTAACTGATTACCTTGTGAAACCCAGGTGTCTACACATTCGTAAATGTCTTGGGTACTATATGTCTCTTCTTCTATCTTGGTTCTTCCATACTTATTTAACAGGATACCAAGACACTGCTGACGAAGTTTCATTCGGTCTTCAGAGTATCTCCAATCATCATTCATCATCTTCAAATACCTCATCGTAATCGGGAAGGGGAGGAAGTGTTTCCTCAAGTTTTTCTGTGTAAGACTTAACATCAGAATAGACTTCTGATTCTAATGCGTCAACTAAGAGTCTAAGATTTCTTGTGATAAGTTTAAGTTTATCTTTTTCCATAAAAAAAGGGAGACTTGTGTCTCCCTAGTCTATCAGATAACTGAACCTGTGACAAGTGTCACTTATTGTAAGTACGACCACGGTAACAAAATGTACCATGGTTTTCACTTGACTTCACACAACGGGTATCATACTCAACACCACGATATGCGGTGTGATTGATTTGTGCGTCATGAAGAGCAGATGTTTTGTTGATCTGCGTCTTGATCATTTGAAGTGTGTTCATGAGTTTACTCCTAAAAGAATGGGTAGTTTTTTCTCCTTTAACCCCGTAGGGTGATCCGAGTCCCCGTTCCTTGGAGCATAGAACGCAGAAAGGTTGAGATGATTTCCTTTCCGAACGTACCGTTCCCTTATGCTCTACTTGCGTCCCATTCAGATTTCATCTCTTGCAGATACTTTAAAAGATCTTCTGGAGAATGTTTATCACTTTTTTCTATATTCTCTTCAGATTCTAACCATCTCAAATTATTTTTGTGATTACAAGCCCATACTTGAAATGGGTCTGTAAAATTAAAGGCAGAAACTGGAAAAATATGATCTAAATGATAATCTGGAGAAGGTCTTTCCCCAATATTCAACAATATTGAGTTTACATCAATACCATATTGATTAAAGAGAATTTTAGATTCACCTTGTTTTACCAAAGTTTGTCTAATTCTTCTTGATAGATGATTTCTTAAATAGAATTCACTATCGGATGATTCCCTCTCACTTTTATACTGTTGAATTTGTTTTGCTCGTTTAGTTCTAAATTCTTTATCACTGTTATACTTATCCTTTCGAGACTTGTTATAACACTCTTTACATTGTTGTTTCAATGTGATTGAACCATTTCTATTCTTTTGAGAGTAGAAAGAAGATAAAGGTTTATATTCAGAACATTTAGAGCACTGCCTCATTATCTGATGGGATGAACGTACACTTTTATTTATAAAAGTGTTTCCTTCAGTCGTTCCTTTAGTCGTTTGCGTCCCAATACCAATCACACTGTGGTACAGATTCCTTTACGGTCTCAACAAGTTCAATCTTAACAATATTGGAAAGATTTTTATTTGCATCAATCCTCAGCATAATAGCGTCGGCTTGTGTACAGGTGAGTGTTGAATAGAATAGTACTTCTAACATGGGATCAACGGTTCCGTTGCGCGACTTACTTGCGTCCCCTCAATGGGGATGAACGATAGGTCTATAATAGACCGTCTATCCTATTTAGTCAAGGGCACCATATTCTTCACCTTCCTTAATCAACTCAGAGACATAATCTTCCGTCCCATCAAGGGTCTTGACCGCAAACAGATTTGACTTCTGATATTTTTTTATCTTCTTATACTGTTTAAGTAATGTTTGAACTTGATCAGGGTTCATATCGATACCCTCAAGTTTAATATCAAATCCGTTACTCATTTCTTTTTCTTTTCAGGTTTTTTCTCGTATCCATATAACTTAGGATTAACTTGACCATTTGACTGCGTCATGTTTTTGAAATCACCGCGGTAGTTATCCCAATAGTGATCAAAAATATCGACCTGTTTATACGCTGTTACGATATCGAATTTAGTTAACCCATCTTGAAGGTACTCAATCAGGTATGCGTTATACGGAAGTTTCTTATCCTGACCCAATGATGGATCACAATCTTGATGAATAAATTTTATATTGTCACTCAAGATCTTCCACCCCATTGGATGTCGGGGTATGCAGATTCAACTACTCCCTTGGTAATTTTATATTGATTCTCCAGAAGTTTATCTTTTACAAGACAAAGAAGATTTGCTTCAGTTGGATGAAGAACTTCAAGAATTTGAATGAACATAGACTCTCTACGAGTTTTAGAGAGACTGTCATTACCACCTTTCACAAAATGGTAAAGGTTTCTATACTCTTTACGAAGAGAACTATGATCTGTTCCTACAGGAACATCATTCTTCTCAAAGGGAACTTCACCTTCTGGAAGCATAGACACTACAGTGTCATCAAAGTTCCAAATCAAAAGTGTAGTTACTGCGTCACAACGATATTCTTTCAGTGCTTCTACCTTTTTTGATACGGTTCTTTGTGCAGAAACGTATTCAAAAATTTCATGAATGAATGGATTAGGTGGAAGTTTCTTTGGTGTAGTAACTTTTTTTGTTGATGTAGCCATAATTAGTAATAATTTTATTCAGTGTACAGTATTTATTTTATGATGTCAATGTTCTTCAGTACCAAAATCTTCTGGGGTATTGTCGAACCTTACTGCAAGAATGTCATCTGCAATAATCTGACCATTCTCGTCAAACATTTCTGGATGAGTTGGAATGTATGTAGAGTTCCTTTCGATAACGTATTCTTTAAGTAAGTAACCTATTACACCACCGACCAGTAAAAACATTACTGAAATAACTGTGGATAGGGTCAATGTGACTGCTAACATTTTAGTCCTCCGTTTTCCTTATATCAAAGGAGATATCTAAGAAAAAATGAAACTCTCTTTTACAGAGAGAAACCATCTTTCCAAACTTGACTTGAAAAGTTTTTGGTTGTTCCCTCCTGTTTTTATTTCTAAGAAGAAGTTCAAACCCCCGATTCATCTTTAGGGGTGACTCATCGTTATTTAGAGGTTCTTCCTTTCCTTCTTGTCCTTTTGTCATTCATGTACCTACCTGCATCATTAATGATACTCTCAAGATAATTTTTTATTTTACGGGCATCTGGTTTACCAAGGTGACCATAACCCTCTCGCAATTGTTTGTGAGTATTATCATCACCACCTTCTAGATAACCTTCGAGATCTAAGACAAGAGATTTTATCTCTGCCGCAGTACAACTCATTAAGAACTCTTCTACAGTGGTTCTAGTAGATTTATTACTCTTTAGATACTCGTACATATCAAGCATAAACTTACCTTGAAAGGCATAGTCTATTGTATGTTCGACTGTATCGTAGAGATCTAAATCCATCAAACCAAATTATTTTCTCTCAGGTATTTAACAGTTTCTGCACATCCACCAAGGTTTTTACCATCTACTGTAATCTGTGGGAAGGTAGAACCCTCACCAAACTCGGTATAAAATCCATCCTTTTCAAAATCTCTACCCAATTTATACTCAACATAACGTTGTTCTGCTAACTGTAATGCTCCTATTACTTTACCACAATATAGGCATCCACTTTTAGTATAGACTGCGAAATTATTTGTGCTCATAGTAGTATCAAGAATGGAATTGATAGAAGTAAAATCGAAATAACAACACCCCCTACTATATTAATAAGCAGGGGGCGAAGACTGAAAGGTTCTTCAGACATGATTAACTCATCTGTGTGAATATTTATTAACCTTTAGATTTTTCATACAGAGAAAACTCAGCCTGTTCAGGACTCAGAAATCCCAGTTCCTTTCTCTTCTTATTGGTGTTACTAATGATAAGTGCAGCCGAAGTAATAGGGGGTGCAACAGATAGAGTGAATCCAAAATCAATCACACTCAAAGGAATGGCACCAAGTGCAACAGCAGATGCAATCAATGTGGGTTTCCAGTACTTAGTCTTTGCACCATAGTATACTGATGCTGCTGGTGCTAAAAGAAAGTGTGTAATACATACTCCCCAACCGCGTACAGATGCCTGACGGATTTCGTTCATCTCTTGTTGAGCCTTGAGGTAGTCAGTGTATTCCATAAAAAAAGAGGGTCGTTTGACCCCCTCATCATATCACCGATCGTTTTGTTTGTAAAGGTCTTCAAGTCTTTCTCTTGATAGATCCACATACATAACCTCCTCACCTTCTCTAGGTGCCTCGGGATGCTTTCGTTTAACTGGTTCAGGTTGTACTTTTAAAGACATGATGTTAGACCACATCATTGCAAAGGCAGCACCACCAATAAGGGAGAAACATACTCCATAAACAAAGAGAAGATAGTGGTTCATTTTAGTTAGTTGTTGTTTTTACAGTATAGACCATAATAATATATGTTATTGTGATTGTTCTGACCCATTCTATAGGGAAACAATTCTTCTGCTCTGTCTTTTATCTCAGATTCAGTTAGGTTTGGTGCCTCATAACATATCGTAGACATGTAGTAAGACATTCCTGCAGCCAGTAAAAAAGACATAGATGTAATACATTTAATATTATCTATAGAATGTGAAGTGTTTAGAGGCCTCTAATCACCTCACAATCTAAAAACTTTATTAAAAGTTATCGTCTATCCTTTAATAAGAGTTTTTCTTATTAAAAGTTACAGTGCTTCCAGATTTTCTACCAGTGTTTTGAGTTCTGTAAGTGTGGCATCTGCCTTCAACCAGTTTGCTCTCGCAGATATAACTTGAACATTATCTCTAACATATCCAATAGCAGGATCAGGATTGATTCTATCTAAACTTGGATTGTTTGGAGATCTTTTATCGCCAGTTTCTAACGAGATAGGAATGCCAAGTAGAGGACAAACATCTGGAATAGTTATATCTTCCATCTCAATATCAAAAGGAATACCTTTCTTCTTGGATCTGTGTTTAGCATTGTGATACATTTTGTATTGTGGTATATCAATGCGAAGGTCGCCACCAATCATACGACTTTGGCGACCAGGTGTTTTACTTGGGATTCCTTTGGGCATTACATACTTTTATAGGGGTCAAAAGTATTTATACATTATAATATTTTAACCCCTAAAAAGTTACAGAGCATTGCCGCGAGGTAATACCTCTTCGGGAAAAACAAAATTCTCATGTGGTTGGTCGGCAGGTGCTAACCATGCACGTAAGCCTTCATTTAAAAGCTGATTTTTCGTGTAGAACGTCTCAAACTCACTATCGTATGCTGCACGAATTTCTTGAGATACAAAGTCGTAAGCACGAAGATTAAGAGCGAGTCCAATAATACCGATAGAACTGACCCAGAGACCCATGACGGGAACGAAGAGCATAAAGAAATGCAACCAACGCTTATTACTAAAAGCAACACCGAAGATCTGTGACCAGAAACGGTTCGCAGTAAC